CGTTACGGGTCGTGACACCACGAACCTAACAACAGCATCGGGTGCTCCTCTTAAAGTGGAATCCCTTGAAAAAACTCTGAAACACTTGACCTTCCGTGAAAGTGACATCCGTCTTTGGAAAGACCTTCCAAAGAAGCCTGCTTACAACACGGTGGAAGAGTACAATCAACAAACAAGTTACGGTGCGAATCGTGGTGGCTGGAACCGTGAAGGTGAGTTGCCAGAAGATGAAGATTCAATCTTCGTTCGTAGAGCACAACTTGTGAAGTATTTGGGTGTTACGAAATCCGTGACTCATCAGATGACTTTGGTCAATACTATGGTGGGTTCTATTATGGAACGTACAATCAAAGACGGAACAATGTGGATTCTACGCACGTTGAATCAAGGTCTTTACTTCGGTGACGAGAAAATCGTTCCTGAACAGTTCAACGGATTTTTGGCACAGCAAATGCGTTCGGATGCGTGGTCTTCTTACGACGCTTATATGTCGTCTGAACACGTTATTGACTTACGTGGTTCTCAATTGAACGAAACAGCAATTGAGAATGGTGCTAATTCAATCGTTGAAAATTATGGTTTAGCTACTCAATTGTACGGTGCTCCTTCAGTGTTGAGTAACTTCGTGAAGAACTTCTACGGCAATAAGTTTATCCAACCAAACACACCTGCTCTTTCTAACGGTATTATGGGTCAACGTGTGCAAGCATTTGATTCACAGTTTGGTCAAATCGGCTTGAACCACGATATCTTCTTCAAGAAATTACCTTCAAAGAACTCGTCAAGTGCAGCAACTTCACAAAAAGCACCTGCTACTCCAGTATGGGACAACACGACTCCAATCACAGTTGTAAGTTCTGCTGTTACTGGAAGCAAATTTGCTTCTGGTGACGCAGGAAACGTATATTACGCAGTGTCGGCTATCAACCGTTTCGGTGAAAGTCAATTGGCTATCTACTCAACGGCTGCCGCTACAATCGTTGCTGGACGTGCAGTTGACTTGAAATTCGCTGCTGGAGTTGGTACTAACGCCGCTACTGCTTTCCGTATCTATCGTACGAAAGTCGGTGGTGCTGCTACGGGAGAATTCTATCCATTGTTTGAAGTGTCAGTTGCTGAACAAACAGCAGGATACGACGGTGGTAGTGCAGGATTGATTCGTGATATGAACCACTTCTTGCCAGATTGTGACCAAGCAATGCTTTTGCAATTTGACAATGAGGTAGTTGAATTCGCTCAATTGGCTCCACTTATGAAGATGGATTTGGCAGTATTGTCTCCTGCATTCCGCTTTATGATTCTGTTATACGGAACTCCATTCCTTTATGCTCCAAAGAAAATGGTACGTTTCGTGAACATTGGTCCGAAAGCGTAAGAAACTTTGATTGTTGAACAAAGAACGTAAGAGTGGCGATGGCGTCGTATCACTGTCGCCTCTTTTATTTTCAAAAAACGTAAAACTATGGTAAAAATTAAAGCAAAGAAAGATTCGGTGAAGAACTCAAAACTTATCGTTCCATTCGACGGTCTAATCACTATTGACGGTAACGGTACAGTAGAAGTGAGTGAAAAGTGCGCAGAACAACTTTTGACAATCGAAGACGATTGGGAGAAGGTCGGCGAAACCGCAGATGAACAAAATGATGAAACCACTGCTGAAGACTTTGAAAAGAAAGTGAAGGGTATGACGGTTGCTGAATTACAAGATATGTGTAAAGAAGCAGGATTACCAGAAGAAGAGTGGGAAGGTCTGAAGAAAAAAGAACTTGTTTCATACGTGGTTGAGAAATTCAATAACGATGAAGAGGTTGAAGAAGAACCAGAAGATGAAGTTGAAGACTAAGAATGGCAACATTACGGTTGAAAATATGCTTCGGTAAGAATACCGATATGATTGTTTCCCCGACGGAACTGCGGGAATTGTATCTGTTTGGTATTCCGATGTGTTCAAACGACGGCACTAAACTGTCGTCGTTTTCTTTACAACAACATATACAGAATGCACAGTCTATTGTTGAGAACCTATTCAGCGTGAAACTGAACAAACAAGTAATAGAAGAGACAAGAGACTTTGCACGGCAGGAATTTCTGTCGTGGGGATATATAAAGACTATGTATCCCGTGGCATTCATCGACAACTTGGAAGGATGGATAAATGACGTGTGTCAGATAACCTATCCGAAAGAATGGTTGTCTATAAAGCGTCTTACAACGGTTGCTGTCTATCGTAACGTGTATTTGATTCCAAACACGGGAAGTAAGGCAGGGGCAACTATGACGCAAAACAGTTTGATTTACAACGGTGTAAGTCCGCATCTCGGTTGGTTCGGGCAAACCTACATTCCGAACTATTGGAGAACACGATATATAACAGGATGGGAAAAGATTCCTGCTGATTTGTTTGACTTTGTGTGTAAGATTGCTGCGTTAAACATTATGCTTGTGATAGGAGACGTCTTATACGGCGTCGGTGTTACAAATATCAGCGTCAGTCTTGACGGTGTGAGTCAAAACATACCTTTGACACGCAGTAGTCAAGGTGGAATCTTTGCAGGACGTATAAAGTCGTACATTGACGAAATTAATAACACGATATTGCCTAACTTGCGGTCAAAATATCGTGGAATAACATTTGAAGTATTATAAGCAAAAGAAATAAGAGCGTATGGGAGACGATTCTTGTAACTGTGGTAAAAGTATAATGACGAACAACAAAGTCGTCTATAAGACTCCACCCGTATCTATGAATCCACGTGTCGGTTGGGACGTAAACAAGTTTGAAAGTCTTATTCAGGCACAAGGTTACGATGCATTGATAGACCGTGCGTTACGCTGTCCGTGTTGTGATAAGAACAACGGTCAAGCACTTACGACATGCCGTAACTGTGGTGGACGTGGTTGGTTCTTCATAGACCGTACAGAGACTCGTCTTATTGCTCAACACATGGACAGTAAACGTCAGTATCAGGATTGGAGCGAGGTGAATCGTGGAACGGCAAGTATTACGACACGAGGCATAGACAAGTTGGGTTTTATGGACAGAGTGATTCTGACGCAGTTGGATGAATGGTACAGTGAGATAATACGTCCCGTTCAGTTCAACGACGAATTGATGGCATATCCCGTGTATGAACCGTTGAAGATAGACCGTATGTTTATGTTCGGTAGCGACAACAGTATGCTCATACCGATTGAAGAGAAGATGTACACGGTTGATGGCAATCGTATAGTGTTCAACGATTCATTGTTTGATGCCGTTGAAGTGGACAGTATAAACACAGCAGAACTGTCTATATCAATCACAATACGATACTCACACTTTCCAGTCTATCACGTAATAGACGTGAACAGAGAACTTATGAAGGTACGTGAAGGAAAATTGTGTGGTATAAGTGATGAACAGTTACGACAGATGCCGATAAACGTAACTGCTCGCAAGGCACATTTCGTGTTTGATGCATTACGTTGGAATGAACGCATATATGATAATAGCGTATTAGGATTAGAACGATGAACCCGATAACGATAGATTTGAGCGGATTGAAGAACAAGTTGGGATTGGACGACACGGTAGTTGACCAATTGACCGAGACGTGCGTCAATGCCGTTACTTCTGCCATCTACTCACGTTGGGAAGCATTGGCTAAAAAAGAATTACAATCAACCTTGCCGGAATACTTGCAAAACTTGATACACGTTGACAAGGGACGTTTCACGAAACAAATAGTGTTGACTGGAGTTCTACCTAATATGTTGGAGCAGGGAGCAAGTCCGTTCGACATTAAGGCAGGATTTCGTAATTCACCGAAACGTCGTTTCACCATACCAAAATATGGCAAGAATGGAATGATGTTGCGTAAGGGAGGCGAATGGTATTTGACAGTTCCGTTTCGTATAGGTGTTCCAGGAACTTTAGGGCAAGCTGGATTCACAGGACAGATGTCTTCGGAAGTGTACGATGTAATGAGAAAGCGTTCAAACAGGATACAATTACGTTTAGATGAGATACCGTCACCGTACAATGCAAGACGTATGCCGATACAAGCAACTGCCACGACACCATACTATCCAGCATATACGCACAAGAACAGTATATATGAGGGGTTGATGAAACGTAGAGCACAATACGGTAAAGTTGCACAGAACACGTATGGAACATTCCGTCGTGTAAGTGAGAATTCTGACCCTATGTCTTGGATACACAAGGGAATAAAGGCGTATGCGTTTGCCGATGAAGCAGTACGTAATGTTGACGTGGATACGATAGTAGAGAATGAAGTAACAACATTATTGGAGGAGGTGTTATGATAGGTTGCTTGATGCCAGATTGGATTCTGTTCCACACGTTGGAGACTGCAAAGAAAATACTTGTGACGGATTTGGAAGAAAAGACACGTGACGAAGACACGTATTTATACAAACTTTTAGGTCTTGATGAGCAGGGAAATCGTTTGCAATTGAACAGATATGACGTGTTCAAGCAGGCAAAGAAGATGTTGACCACTCCGCATAATATGTCCGTGAATTTCGGTTACAATCAGGAGGTTGCAAATATGATAAGTTTTCACATATTGTTACCATCAGAAACTGCTCGAACGGAAATAGGTAACGATGAGGGATATCTACTTGAGAATGACTCAAATACAACACAGAACTATTATACGCAAATGTATGAGAGTACGTATCAGATAATGATAACTTCAAGTAACAGCAGCGAGGTGAACGTGACGTACCATCTGTTCAAGTCGATGTTGCTACTTTTGGTTGAGCATCTTGAATTTATGGGACTACGGAATCCGTCGTTCAGCGGAAACGATATCGTTATGCAGGACGATTTGGTTCCAGTACCGATATTCCATAAGGTTTTGAATGTGTCGTTCAATTATGAACACGTCGTGCCGAAACTTTTTGCTG